AGAAGATACTATTCAGCAAACTACAGCTAAAAGATTTAGAAGTGGGGCGCGTGGTCGCCGTTCTTTACTGCGCTCTAAATCTGGCGGTGGTGCTGGGTTTTATAACAGGTTTCAATTATGATAGATGATCCGATAGCCAAAGGTTACTATGAGCATTACGGTAAGGCGAAGGCTAAGCGTGAGAACTTCATTCCTTTGTTTGAAGAGTGCTATGAGTATTCCCTTCCCCAGCGTGAGTCATTTTATTATGAAAGCGTAGGACAAAGACGCGATGATAAAATCTTTGATGAAACTGCGGTTGTTGGTGTGCAAGAGTTTGCGTCCCGATTGCAGTCTGGCATTGTTCCTAACTTTGCACGTTGGGCTGATCTAACCGCTGGCTCCGAGGTTCCTAAAGAACAGCGTGATGCCGTGAACAATGATCTTGATGAAGTCACTGACTATGTGTTTGAGGTTTTGCAGAACTCTAACTTCTCACAAGAAGTACACGAATCCTTTATGGACTTGGCTGTAGGCACTGGCATTCTGGTTGCAGAAGAAGGCGATGCAATTAATCCGATACGTTTCTCTGCTATTCCTCTACCCCACGTTGTACTAGACACTGGCCCTGATGATCGGATAGATCACATCTACCGTGAGAGGAAGGGCATTAGATACAATCAACTACAGGTTTTATATCCTGACGCTGAAATGAATGAGCAGATTCAAAACCGCATGGGTAACGGCGGCAAGGACACAACGACTGTACTTGAGTTGGTTTGCCGTGACTACTCTCGCAGGAATGAAGAAGTGTATATGAGTTACGCTTACTGCATGACTACCGAAAGCGTGATCTACAAACGTGAGCTTAAAGGTAATGGCGCCAATCCATTTATCTGCTTCCGTTGGTCTAAGTGCGCTGGCGAAGTCTATGGTCGTGGCCCTCTTATCAATGCGCTGTCTGCTATCAAGACAACCAACCTAACCATTGAGTTAATCCTAGAGAATGCACAGATGGCTATCTCTGGTGTGTATCAAATGGATGATGATGGTGTCATAAACCCAGATACTATATCCTTAGTGCCGGGGTCTATTATACCAAAGGCTATTGGTTCCAATGGGTTACAGCCTGTTGCTGCTGCTGGTAGCTTTGATGTAGCTCAACTTATACTTTCGGATATGCGTTTAAATATTAAACGTGCGCTTTACAATGACATGCTAGGCAACCCTGATAAAACTCCTGCATCTGCTACTGAGGTTGCGGAACGTATGGCCGATCTATCGCGGCGTATGGGTTCTGCGTTTGGCAGACTACAGGCTGAATTGGTGCAGCCAGTATTGCAGCGCGTTATTTACATCCTTAAAAAGCAGGGCCGCATTGAAATACCAAATGTTAATGGCCGTGAGATTAAGATTAGGTCTATCTCTCCGCTTGCACAAGCACAGGCTAACGCAGATATATCATCTGTTGGCCGATTCCTTGAGATGGTTCTTGGCACCTTTGGGCCAGAGGTTCTTAACCTACTAATCAATTCAGAAGAAACAGCGGCGCACCTTGCTAAGAAATTTGGTGTACCTGACGGGTTGATTCGTGATCCCGAAGAACGTAAGCAGATAGTTGCAATGGCGCAGCAAATGCAAATGCAGCAACAACAGCAAATGCAAGAGCAACCGCCACAGGAACAACTGCAATAGGAGATAAAGTTGGCCGCATCTAAAGCAAACATTGGCATTGATGGAATACAACGCGCAGCTAACCAAGATAAAGTTATAAGCACTACGGTTGCTCATCTGTTTGAATCAGAATCAGGTAAAGCAGTTATGGAATACCTCAAGTCTATAACTATTAACCGTGTGCATGGCCCTAATATAAGCACGGAAGAACTGCGCCACCACGAAGGCCAGCGATATATAGTTGGCTTGTTACAAGCAAGAACACAGCATGGTCATAAGGTAAAGCAAGATGTCTGAGTCATTATTAAATGAATCGTCTGAACCCGCAGAAGCAGCTACAGAAGTTACGCAAACGCAGACCGACAGACCAGATTGGTTGCCTGAGAANTTTAACTCGCCAGAGGATTTGGGCAAGGCGTACAATGAATTATCTTCTAAACTGGGGGCGAAAGAAGAAGACCTAAAGGCTTCATGGCAAGAAGAAATGCAGAAAGAGGCTTACGCTGATCGTCCNGCTACTAAGGGTGATTACCTTCTGCCAGAAAGCATTGATCCCGAAACTGCGGTAGATAGCCCGTTGCTTGATTGGTGGTCAGAGCATTCGTTTGAAAGCGGTCTTGGTCAGGAAGAGTTTCAAAAGGGCATTGAGTTGTTTGCAGAGGCAATGGGTCAAGGCCAGCCTGACATAGAGGCAGAAACCAAACTACTAGGTGATGCTGCAACTGATCGTATTGAGGCAGTTAGTTTGTTTGCCAATCAGTTCTTTCCTGAAGAAAGCCTAGATGCAATAGAGCGCATGTGTGAAACGGCTGGCGGTATTGTTGCTTTGGAACACATCATGGAAAAGATGAAAGGACCATCCTTTGCTGGTGATTCTGCTATGTCTAGCCAGATCACAGATGATTCCTTGCGTACCATGCAGAAGGACGAGCGTTACTGGAATCCACAGAAACGTGATCCAGCTTATGTCAGTCAGGTAGATCAGGCGTATCGCAAACTGTATGGCTGATCCCATTCTACAGCGTAGGGGCTTTCAGTTAGTCCCTATGCAGAAGTCTCATGTTATGAAGTTTTACCATGACATAGCTCCGTATAGTGCGGCAGAGTATGAAGACGTTGACTTGTTCTATGCCTTAGATCAAATGCAAGAAGAGCAAGAGTGCATGGTCTTGGAAAACCCAGATGGTATATCCGTGCAGCTTATTGGTCTACAGGCTACTGGTAATCAACAGGTGTGCATGTGGTCTTTGTTTACTAAGCAGATGGATGCAGATTGGCGCAGCGTCATTAGAATATCGCCTGACATTCTTAGATACGTTCATCAAACATACTACGAGATAAACTTAAACATATCTGTAGATAACGAAGGCTCTCTTAACTGGGCAGCATGGCTTGGATTTTCGGCCGCTGGATATATAGATGATGAAGACGGTACAACCTTAGTGCATTTTGTGCGTTGCAATCCAGATAGAAAGAATGTTTACGCTCTAGCGTCACGGCCCGTAATGCACTGAGTAGCCCGTTAGGATACCTACGTTGAGGATGCAGAAGGATACCCAGAGTACAAATGCAACCTTAATAAAGGACTCTTGAAATGGCTAATACAATAGACACAGCCTTCATCAAGCAGTTTGAATCCGACGTGCATCTGGCATACCAGCGCATGGGTTCTAAACTGCGGAACACTGTTCGTACCACAAACGCTACTGCGTCTGTAGTTCGTTTTCAAAAGATTGGTTCTGGCGTTGCCACTACTAAATCACGCAACGGCAATGTCACTCCTATGGAACTGGCGCACACCACCGTTGAAGCAACCATGACTGACTTCTATGCTCCTGAGTATATTGACAAGCTAGACGAGTTGAAGACTAACATCAACGAGCGTCAAGCTGTTGCTCAATCTGCTGCTGCGGCTCTTGGTCGTAAGACTGACGAGCTAATCATTGCGGCTTTAGATGCGGCTGGTGGAACTGCGATCCACGATACTAGCTCGGCTCTTGAAATTGCTGACATTCTATCTCTGTTTGAAACTATGGGCGTTAATGACGTTCCAGAAGACGGGCAGCGTTACTTGGCAATGCACCCCAAGGGTTATGCTGATATGTTTGGCATTACTCAGTTTGCTTCTGCTGACTTTGTTGGTGAGCAAAACCTGCCGTTTGCAGGTGGCATGACCATGAAAGAGTTCATGGGCTTTAAAGTATTCTCTACTTCTGCTGTAACCGCAGGTAAGAATATGGCTTATCATACATCAGCAATCGGCCTTGGTATCAACGCAGACGTTGCTACTGAGATCAATTATATTGCTGAAAAAGCATCCCACCTTGCAAACTCCATGATGTCTATGGGCGCAGTCGGTATTGACGCCAATGGTATTTGTGAAGTTCTTGACAACAACTCTTAAGAAAGGAACTTTATCATGGCTTACGCAGCAGCAGGTTTACATCGTATCGGAGGCGCTAGTGGTGCCGCCCTTTGGATGTACCGAACAGCAGACGCGATTGCGACTATCAACTCTTCAGGTTACTTTAATGATGCAGCAGCAATGCTAAACATTCGTGATTTGATTATTGTGCAGGATACAAACGTACCTACAACTAACTTTGTAACTGTACTGAGTAATACTGGTTCAGTAGTGGATGTGTCTGATGGCACAGCCGTTGTTGAAACAGACAGCGATTAAGGAGAGGGGGCTTCGGCCCCCTA